ATGGACATTCTGATGGGGTACTACAACCGCGATTCAGGAGGCACGTCGGCCACCACCGTTGCGCCCAAGGACGCCCACACGTTCCTGAAGTTCTTTGCCACTGCGCCCAGCACGGACACCGGGTCTACGCGCAAGCAGATGTTTGATGAGTACGTGGCCCGCATGAAGCTGGGGAATGTTCCCGAGATGACGCAGATGCAGACGGAACACTGCAACCAGTGCAATGTGGCCCGAGAGGAAATCAGTTCCGAAGGAATCTTGGTCTGCCCAAAGTGTGGGTCGGAAGAGTACTCGCTGGTGGTGTCGGACTTTCAGTCGTTCCGCGACCCGCCTAAGGAGCGGAACAATTACGCGTACAAGAAAATCAACCACCTCAATGAGATCCTCAACCAGTTTCAGGCCAAGGAGTCCACCATGATTCCCGAGGAGGTGATGAACGAGGTGGTCTTGGAGATCCGTAAACGTCGCATCGACAATATTGCCGACCTGACGGAGAAGGAGATCCGCGAGATTCTGAAGAAGCTGGGGCGGTCCAAGTACTACGAACATGCGGCCCACATCCTGAGTCGTTTGAACGGCAATCCACCGCCCACCATCACGCCCGAGATTGAGGAGAAGATCCGCGCCATGTTCCAGGAGATTCAGGCGCCGTTCCTGCTGTACTGTCCGAACGACCGCACGAACTTCCTGTCGTACTCGTACATCCTGTACAAGTTCTTTGAGCTACTAGACCTAGACGAGTACAAGGTCTACTTTCCGCTGCTCAAGTCGCGGGACCGTCTGATTGCACACGACCACATCTGGCAGAAGATATGCGACTACCTCCACTGGGAGTTTATTCGCAGCGTGTAAATAAAGATGGGGGATTCGAATACGTCCTCAAAGGCACTTGGGGAGGCCGTGATGGGACTACAGCGCCAACTTGAAATATTGGCGAACCGCAGGCCCGCCCCTCAAGACTCAGACGATGCTAAGAAGGCGTGGAGCGCCGAGCTAGACGTCCTACTGCCAAAGCTGCGGGCGGCCGAGGAAGCATACGTTCAATCGTTGAGGGCGTCCGCCCCCACACGCGGTGGTCGCAGGACCCGCAAGCACAGGAGCCGTCGCCGTCGGTCTCGTCGCCACCACTAAGCCCACGACACGCGGTAGAACAGCGTGAACGTCCTGCGCATCACTGAACATCCAGGAAACGTCTCCTTCAATGCTTTTTCGATGGACGCAGACGGAATCCCCTTGGGGGCTTCCGCGAAGAAGTACGTGTCGCCGACACGGGCTGCACTCCGCGCGTCCATTTCCGAAATCCTCACGAACTCGCTGAGACGATTCACATCATCCGATAATGCCCGAAGCTCTTCGGCTGTAGGCATTAACGGGTACACTGGGTGTACCTGAAAGTAAAACCGCACACTATAAATAACGATGAGTGGACCGATCAGCGAGGCACGAGGTCGCGTTAAGAATGAGACCGTTAAGATTGGTAGGCGCGGGGGCGACTATTTATGGACCTACTGGGTAAACCGGATTGATGCCTTCTGCTTTAAAAATAAACTGCCCGATTGTAAAGATACTAGAACGCCGTATAAAGAGCTTGAGAAGTATGATGTGCTTGAGGAGCTACGAGAACACCTGTATGCATTAGAACTGTATTGGAATGACAAAGAAGCAATTTTTGGAGCGGACGCTGCGGGCTTAAGCCTGAATAGAAATTCTTTCCTTGCAACCATTCCGCCGGGAGCGAATGTCGACGCGACCATGGAAGCACGGGCTGCACTAGCGTGGGCTGATATAAACAGGGCTTATACTACCTTATTGGCGAATTATGGCTCGAGTATTAAGGAAAACAGTTGGTCTCAAGGCGACCATAATTTTCCAAGATATACTGCGCTCTACAACGGAGGACTAGCCGAATTATTCAAACAACTCTCGGACAACATGCATGCGAAGTACGCGGATGCCCTACAACGACAAAAGGACGATAAGGGTATCCCCACTCAAGCGTCGGAAGCAGCGGCGGCGGAGGCGGCGGAGCGGGCGGCGGAGTATGCACCCAAACTTGAGAAGTACCGGGAAGAGCTTAAGGAATGGAAGGCGAAGATGTATATCTACAACCAGAAGCTGCGAGTTTTTTACAGTAATCTTTATAACAGATTCAAAGAGCCCCCGCCGCCGCCGCCGAAGCCCACGCTGCCCCCGATGCCTGGTCAGGCAGTGCGAAACTTGGGTGTCCAAGGAGGAGGCCGCACCCGTCGTCGTGGCCACCGCACCCGTCGTCGCATGAAGCGGACACGGAAGGGAAAGGTTGCCAAGTGCGTGCCGTTAACGAAGAATCGAAAACACACGCGGGTCTGAGGCGACTTCGGCGACACCAGGGTGAGACTCGTTGAAGATGGGGTCCTCGTGGAACCCCAAGTACGTAATGTGATTCATTTCGCAGAACAATGAGAAGAAGGTCTCGGAGTTGAAGGCGTACTTGGATCCATTATCCCAAGCCCCGTACATGTACATCATCGGACCGAGAAGAGCAAACACGTCGCGCTTTGCAAACCACGTCTGTTCAGTGCCCAGGGTAACAACTACCCGGTCCATGGGCAGACCAGATGGAACTAGCTTCGCACGAATACGCTCGGACCCGAGACTGCGGCACGTCAGTTCGTCGGACGAAAACAGGGCCGACAAGTCCAGTTTCTCGGTTAGCAGGGCGTCCGTGCGCCAACGGACAACCACGTCAAACCGCATCTTGTGCGTCTTCTCGTACTCGAGGATCATGAGCCATGCCTTCAGGACCTGGTAGTACTGGAGAACGGATGCGCCTAGTAGCACGTATCCAATGTGCCAAGGTTCGGGACGTGTACGTTCAAAGACGCTCTCGAGCAGCGCAGGGCGGCCACCTGAATGCAATACCTGTGTGAAGGCGTCAAAGTCGGGAGTACGGAAGGATTGATTGCGAATGTCGGCGCCGCCAATTTCAATTCCGTCAAAGTAGCCCCTCAGTCGGTCGGGGTTGTCGACTTCGCAGGCCAGGAAAAGCGTCGAGTTGTTCGGCTCGAGCAGGTTCGTGCGAGTGTGCTTGTAGATACGAAACAGACTCCGTTCCTGTCCCGTAAGGATAACTGCAGTCCTCATTCCTTGTCCGTATATGCGAATAACGCCAGCGTAACCAAACTCATACCCACTGCGATACTGCGCGTTCCGTGCAATTTCTCTCCAAACCACAGCACTCCCATGAGGGTGACTAGGATGTCGCTGGCCAGGTTCCACACCAGGTTGACGACAGCCAGTCCTTCGCCCGTGTACTTCATGGCCTGAAGGAAAATGTACGGCTCTAGAGCGTAGATCAAGGTGGCGAACGGCAGCCCAGTACGGACAGGCCATGCACCTGAACCCACTTGCTTCACGGACGCCATCATCACCAAGTCAATTGCCGCCATGACCACGCCAAATGCGACTGGAATCACGGAGAAGCCCATTGTTCTTCTCAGGAGTATATAAATGCCCGGAGAGACTGAAGCCACCAAGGGAGTGTCGAATGAGGTGATCGTGGACTACTTTTATATCATGTTCTGGATTGTGGGTCTCACTACGGGTCTCGTTCTGATCCTGGAGCTCTACGGCATCGCCATTGCCCCGAAGCGCGGCTTTGCAGTGATGTTGGCTTCGGCTCCCACACTGATTCTGACCTTCCTGAACGCTGCGTTCCTGTACATCCTGTCGGTGCGCGCACTGAAGTAAATGTCGGGGATGAGTAATGGGCGACATATACGTCATTCTGCTGAAAAATGACGTGCTCGATGGGAAGACCTATCGCTCATTTGAGGACGCGAAACAGGCACTCATAGGCACGGCTATGGCGAAGAAGTGGAGGCTTGAAAACAACGACAAGGACCTGCCGATAGTTGGGTTCAAAAACAAGTTTGGATTCAACGACGACGACGAGGAAGTTGTCTTTCCGGAAGAAACAGGCGATCTTACGAAATTGTGGGCGAAGGGAGATGATATAGGTACGGAAACCATAAATATACGTAAGCTGACGTTGACTGCTGGTGGTCGGCGGAAGACCGCCCGCACCATCCGCATGAAAAAAGGTAAGTATTTGCGGAAACATCATCATCTGTTTAAGGTGGTGCGGAATCCTACTCGACGCGCACTGAAGTAAATCTCGGGTGAATACAATGGCTGAAACGTTACCCCACATGTTCTCACGAGGTGCGAAGGCGAGCCACAAGAGGAAGTTAGAACTAGCCGCAAAGAAGCCCAAGCGGACCCACAAGAAAAAGCACCATGTCACGCGGGTGCGGAACGAAGAACTGCATGAGCACAATACGGCAGTGACTGAGGCCGAACAGCGCCGGCTCGCGGCGGAGAGGGAAGCGAATGAAAGCCAGGACAATGCGCGTCGCACCGGAGGCCGCCGTCGCACCCGTCGTCGCCGCGGTGTGTTGGCCCGTCTCATTCGGAATCCCACGCGTCGTCAGCTGAAGGCGCTACTGCGGCGCTAGTCATCTAAATCATAACCATCCACATGGGTAGTGGCGTAACAGTCGGGTGAGTAATGGCTCGTGCGCCCACATCGGTAGCAGGCACCCATTGCCTTCTTCGCCTTTGGTTTGGCTGCAGGCTTGCAAGACCTCTCGTGTACAGAACATCCGTACTTAGTAGTGAACGTTCTGTCGCAATACTCGCATTCCCATTCCTCTTCAACGGGCTTCGATGCCCGCGGCCATGGCTTACCCGGTACCCACACTGCCACCGGTTCCTCCTCGCGAACCGTAATTAGGCACCTGTCTGCAAAGTGTCCTGCTAGGTTGCACTTGTAACAAACGTCGGCATTGCCACGGAACTCCCGTTGCAGTACCGACTCCACATCGTCGGGTAGAGAAACCTGTGTATACGACCCCCCACGCACGTTGTTGATGCCATACTTCTTCATGTAGTCCTTGGTGACGTTGTTCTCGTCGTGGTCGCTAGTGAGCGCACGACACTCAATCATTCGTGTCGGCTTGTACTTCTTGGTCCATGCCGCACCTGCGCCAGTCTTGTGCTGCTCAAATCGTTTCATCACATCCGATGTCTTGCCGACGTAGTACTTGCCGCCTTCGAGTTGTAGAATGTAGAGTTGCTCCATGGTCACTGTAAAAGGTTGTGGGTGTGGGTGGCGGAATCCGTTTTCTACGCAAGCACCAGTGCTAATTCGAGCTCGGCGTTCAGGTGCTTCTGAATCGGCGATGTTTGCGTTGGCCGTCTGGTCTTGAGATTGAGCGTGTAGATGGACTTACCCCTGAAGTTG